TTCGGCAACAGGACCTATAATCAAGTTTAGCATTTCCACCTCTTTCGTGCTTGACGAAGACGACTGTTTGGATTTTTTGCAGCTTTAGGAAACTTCTTCATCTGTCCTGCTGAACGAGCACAGAAAGACTTACGCCGCTTCGCGTCTTTGCTTCCGGGTTTTACTTTGCCTGTTACGGCAGTCTTTAATTTGGAACCGGGGTTGGCTTTGCGATAAGCCTTAACCCCAGCTTCAGTCATTCCCGCCCCCTTCTTAGTAGGACGAAAGTTCTTCTTATTACGAGCAGGCATCTTGTCGGCTTTACGAGCCATTTTACTTTTTCCTAGCTGTCTGTGCCGCACGACGGAAGTTGGATTTACTTGGCGCACCCTTACTTCCGGGCTTACGCATAGTCTCCCCACTGCCAGCCTTTATCCTGCGTTTCTTGGCTGCTATGTTGGCATACAATCCGGGTCTAGCCATAAGATTACGCCTTTACTAGCTTGTAACCTTTTGCTTTAGCCGCAGCACGAACTTGTGCTAGAGACATAGCAGGTTTTTTAGCTGGCTTCTTCTTTCCACCAGCAGCACCACCCTTTGCCATGCCTTTAGATTTCATCATCTTACCGCCACGTGCCATGCCTTTAGATTTCATCATCTTACCGCCACGTGCCATGCCTTTACTCTTCATCATCTTCTTCATTTGTATTCTCCATATAGAGGTTGTTAAATACCCGTGCCGTATCACTTACGTAGTTCGGGTCTTGTTTAGAATGATGGACCCACTGACTAGGAGTAAAGTCCGGGGCACCTTCGCCCGTTACAAACCAAGCCGGATTAGTTACCCGTACTCTGTTGTTTGGAAGTGCAACTATGTTGCCTGTCCACTCTCCAGCATCTAAGAGTTCCAAAACATGACTCTGTTTATGCTGTGCTGGGTCGTCTGCTACTTCAGTGTCGGTGTAATCGACAGTAAAGTAATATTTTGCGGGGTAAAACTCCCCATCTATTTTAGCCAACCACGGACAAGGTGTACCTCTGTTGAGTACGAACACCGAATGATGGTGTGATTGACAGTCCCATGGCTGTGCTAGATAGGTAGGAATAGGTTCGGGCCATTCATCTAGAGGAGAGTCACCTACTAAGGCTGTAAGGGGCATACGTGCCCACATCGCTCCGCCATGTACATTTTCATCTTCTTCGCACCCTGTGAACAAGACTTGAAAAGAAAGGGTACGCATAGGAAGCGTGGTAACACCAATTACCATAGCATGTAGAAATTCGCCGTGGTATCTATCATGGTTAGTTGTGTATTCTTTTCGTACCCACGCTTTAAAATACGGTATATTGCTTGTAATATAATTCATCAGGAATACTCCAGTTAGGGTTTACCCCGGCAGGGGATTCCTGCTTATATCATGTATTGTGCAGTATGTCAAGGGGGCACGAGGCCCCCCCAACTAAAGTGTTTAGGCGAACGTTGCCGCCGTCTCTGCAGTGCCAAGTTCTGCAATCACTGCAAACACACGTACCTTACCGTCGAAAGTTGCCGTGTTGGCAATCAGATCGATAGTGTCGGCAACGGTGTACAGCTTTGCAGTACCTGCTGCGTTGTTGATCTCGTGACCAGTAGCAGTACCGGACAGAGCAGCAACGTACAGATCATCATCAGTGTCATCACCCAAGTCAAGAACTGGTGAACCAGTTGATGCTACGGTGAGGACTTCCACACCTGCCATCAGAACAAGGGTGTTGGCTTTCATTTCGAAAACCTCAACCGAATCTGAAGTGGTCAGGTTAGTGGTTGAGAAGTCAAGAACGACTTCGATGATTTGTGGCTTGATGCCAAGAGGGACACCAGCAACAGCACCAGTAATAGTGTAAGTAGCCATTATTGAATCTCCCTATTAGTCGAGGCTAACAACGCCGCGAACGATGGCTTCTGGACGGAGAACTTTCCGACCAAAGACATGCAGACCACGAACGATGTCACTGAAGGTTTCAGTTGAACGTACAACTTCGGTCTTCGCAATATGCGAAGCAGTTGCAGTTGCGGACATGTGACCGCCAAGAATGACGTTCTCAGTGCCGTTTGTTGCCAAGCCTGTCAGAGTTACTTGGTCAATGCCGCCGTTGGAAACGAGAGCAGTTGACTTGTAGCACTGGAAGCCAGCAATGTTACCCAGCGACACAAGGCCGTTACGCAGTGGGGAAGTTGCATCGCCAGTTACCTGAACTTCTGCAAACTTCGCACCAGCCGAGAACAGGTGCTTGTAGAAAGCTGGGGGAGCAACGAACCAACGATTCTCTTCTGGAACCGACTCGTTGTCGAGGGCTTCAGCCATTGCCAACATGGTGTTGATGGCAGTGTCGCCCGGAGTGGTTGCGCCACCAATGTCGAGGGCAGAAGCGAGAGTACCGATACCAGAAATGGTACGGGTAGCAGCACCGGACTCACCAGTGAGGCCAGCTTCAGTTGCCATCGCATCAAGGACGTTTGCGTCATACTTACGCTTCAGCGAGAATGCACCCGAAGAAGTGGCCAGAGCCTCGAAGTTGACGTGTGACTGACGCTCTTCGATGTCGTCAATCTTGAACGCAAATGCGTTTGCTTGATCGACAACCATAGTGGTTTGGTCGTCGGCAAGGTCTTGTGGGTTTACCACCGAGCCACGGGAGTAGCTAGAAACGGTGATTGTCGGTTCTTTAATAATGCGAACCGTGTCGCCAAAGTTCTCAATCTCGCCTGCATAATCAGTATTGGTAATATCTTCCGCAACCGAAGCGCGACGGAAGAATTTGAGAACCTTTTGACTAAAGATTTCCGGTGTAAAGTTACCGGAAGGCAGGTTATTGTAACCTGATGCGCTATCAAAAGCCATTGGTTTATCCTTCCTTAGAGGTTAGGTTATGAGTTGTAATCGATTCGGCCTTCTGCCCGTGCCTCTTCTAGTTCTGTTTCGAACTTCTCGAATTGCCACGGTTTCATCCTGCCGATTTCAGAAACCTTCCAAACTTTCTTACCATCAGTAGCGTTAGTCTTCACGTCCCTCGTAGGTGTTTTCGTGATAGCCTCTGCTGCGGATGCCTTTTTGGATTGCTTCTTAGTTGAGCCAGTGTCAGCCTTGTAAAGGTCAACTACTCGTGCCGCCCAACGTGCATCTGTGTTGTTCTTATAAATGCCGTCAGAAATTGAAGCAGGTTGTTCTTCTAGCCAGTCAAGAAACTTTTGTTCAGATTTAAGTTCGCTAAAATCAGGTTGCAGTCTAAGCAATTCTTCGTATGCTTTCTGCTTTTCCAACTCTTTTTCACGTTCTTTAATCTGTTCTAGTTCTTCACGAAGCTGTGAAACTTGTGCTTCGGTTTGAACTGAAGAAACACTTTGCACCATTTCAAAGACATCTGGGTATCGCTGTTTGAACTCTTCAAGTTCTTCTTGCGTTTGTGGTGCCCGAACACCCTCTGGCATCTCAACAGCCCTGCTCTTTACGGCAGTTCTGAGGTCTTCAACTTCTTTCTTGAACTCGTTGACCTTGCTGTCATAGTGTCGTTTCAGATCATCATAGCGTTTTTTGTAGTCGTGTTCGTCTTCTTTTTGTTTTGTGTCTTGGACGAAGCTGTCATCATTCGGAGTAGCCTCTTCTGAGGGGTCCGCTGCTTCCACACCTTCTTCGGTGTTTTCATCTTCATCTACATAGACTTCATCACGGTACTTACCACGATACAAAGTTTCGCTATTGATTGTTCCAAACGAATCGTTTGGTTTGTTGGCACGGTGGCCCTTTGGTTTAGCCATTTTATTTACCTCACTTGCGGGGCCACTTAGGCGTGTGGGTAGCCGCTCCGGTCACGTCAGGGCCGCAAACTTGCGGGTAGCTGACAAATTAATTAAGACCCAAAAAGTTCATTGCTTTGTCGAGAAAACCTTCTACTTGCTTCGACTCAACTCTTTTAGGAACTTTACGATCTTTTAAACTTTGTAGGGCTGCTTTTTGATATGCAGCTAATTTTCTTTCCAGATTAGGGTAGGTTTGAGCAACATTTTCTTTTCTTATTTGATGCTCTGCACTTTTAGATTTTTCAGGAATTGACGGTTTTACTTTACGAGCGTCAACCCTATTCATGTTATCCTGAATATCCATCATATGTTCTTCGTCACGATAATCTCTTGGTACGGGTATATCGTACTCTTTTTGAATATACCGCATTGCATGATGGCGAAGTTCATGGAGCAAAACTAAATTGCCCATGTGCCTGTCAAAGTTTTTACCTTGCCCTGCAAAATAATGAACACCAGCTACTTCTCTGTTTTGTTTGTCAGGGCCTTGTTGTTGCTCTACAAGACTTTCAAATTCTTTTGCTACTGGACCGCCAGAGGTTTCTCTATATTTAACAGGAGTATAAACACCGCCAACACGTAGCCTTCCATCAGACTTCATCAATATAGATCGACCTCTTGCGGCACGATCCGTTACTGTATCGGGTACAACAACTGCTTTAACATCCAGATCGCCTTTTTCGTATAAATTAAATCCTAAACGAGCAAGTGGATCATTTTGAATGTATTCCTCTAGATCAGCCCGGAATTCAACATCAGCTAGAGCCTCGGGCTGCAAACGAAACGGACGAGGTTTAGGCGTAAGGAAACCGCCCTCGAACGGACGAGGTTCAGGCATAAGGAAACCTCCCTCGGCAGCACCCGGCTGCTCTTGACCGTTTTCTTGAATGCGCTCTTTGGTCTCGCGCTTGCCTCTGTTGTTAATTTTTTCGAGGCGATCATAGCCAATGATTTTAGCTATGTGGGGGGATACCACTACTTCCCCGCGAGAAATTGCTACATCTACTAGTTTAGCATTGTTACCTTGTTTGTCAACCGTTAATCCACGGCGAACCGCCTCTTTGTTCGCATCTAAAAGCATTTTCTTGATGTCTTCTTCTCCTGCGAACTCGACTGCGGCTGCATTGATAACAAATGCACCTTCAGGAAGGGCAGTCTCAACATCATCTGCGACAGTTTCGCCCTCGGGTACTTGGCTAGGGGGCCGTTCAACAAAGCCTGATTGACCTGACATACGACCTGCCGTACCACCCATCTGAAGACCTACGCGACCACCCATTGCTCTGAAACCATCCCCTCTTTCTCCACCGCCACCAAAAGGGTCTGTAGGTCCTCTCTCTCTATCCTCTTCGCTCATGCCACTATCGCCACCTGAACTTGAATCACCACCAGATTTAATATCTGAGGGTTTATCAGACAGTTCTCTTTGACGTTTGTCGATGTTTCGCTGTGCTTCTTTTTGTCTGTTTACGTTCTTATCTAAATCTTCTCTACCTGATCTTGCGTTTTCAAGTGCCGTACGTGCTGCCTCAACGCTACCATCATAATAATCATCGGCTAAGTCTTTTAAATCTTTCATCGATCCATATCGAGATGTGTTTCCAAACCTATCCATGAATGTACCTTTAGGTCCATATGCACCTCCCGTAGAAAGCCCTGTATAACCAGCTTCTTCAAAACTAGTCCCTGTCTCATCATTCATGTTAAAAGAACTAGGCAAGTATCCTTTAGAGATAGCTTCAATGGCTTTTACTTGTGCGTGACTTAATCCAGCAGCCTTGATGCTGCCTGTATAAGTTCCTGAACCGGGAGCACGTGTTATGCCCATACCCCCAATAGTTCCCGCAAATCCCGAACCGTCTCCGGCAAGACTTATTTTATTTATATCATCGAACTGTTTAGCAGACACCACATCCGAAACAAAACCTAAAGCACCACCGGGCCTAAAACTCGTTTGACCAAAAGCATTCTGAAATGATTTTCCTGTTAGGATACCACCTACACCCACGCCAAAAGCAGGATTTATCATAGAGAGAGTTCCAGCTATCGCCGAAGGAATCTTTTCTTTAGCCTTTGCTACCACACTACTAGGATCATCGATAGCCTGTTTTATTCCTTGTATACCTTTCACTGTTTCATCCGCTATAGCACCAACCTGTTTACCAAACTTGATGCCCGAAATATCTCCATCTAGTATAGGGTCTATAATATTTTCAACAAAAGGGACACGATCAGTTAAACCTGCGGCTTTTAAAGATTCTTTATAACTTCCGTAAGTATTCCCAGTAAAACTTTCTAAACCTGTTTTTACTTCGAGACCTCTAACATCAGA